AAAATAAAAACCTGAAATATGTCCATTCCAATGAGTATGTAATGTATGATGCCCGCCGCCAGACCTAGAAAATTCTTGTACCCATAGTTCTGTAATATAAACTTGATAATTGGTTAAATCATAACCTTGTTCATCTAACAAATTATGAGATGTAGCTCCTATATAATTTTGAAGAGTGTTAAATTTAGGGTCTCCGATTAAACTTGTTGAATGATAAACAGCGCCAAAATCACTATGGTTTTTGAGTTCTTTTTGTTTTTTCTTAATCTCTTTTTGGATATTCTTTTTAGCAAATTTAATGTAAGAGTCAGAAGCCTGGTTTAATTCTTTGACAAATTCAGGTGCATTAGCAAACCAAATAGGGCATTTAAAATGATCCTCTCGTGATAATACTTTTGGAAACTGTTTTAAATTTCCAGAGCCACAAGATATTTCTTCAAGTTTTTGAATACTTTTTTTCATTTAAAGGGCCACCCTAAATTCCATATAACTAAACTATATCTTGATCCTTTTTTAACAGGCTTGACTCGATGCCATACAAAAGAAGGAAAAACTACAAGAGATCCTTTAGATCTAATCTCTTTACATATTGTTGTACTTCTTTTTTTATCGGGATCTAAATTTCTAAAATCAAATTCTAATTCTCCACCTTTATACTCTTTAGGATCTGATAAAGAGAGTGTAACTGATAGTTTTCTTATTTTACCATGACTGTTTCGTTCATTGGGTTTATTATAAGCATTTTCCCAACTATCACAATGCCAGTCATAATATTGACCTTTATCATATTTGGTAAATTGACAAGACTCAGAAAAATCCCATTGAAAACCCCAACCAGCATTTCGATTTGCTGTCCGAATAAAAGGATGAAGTTCTTTATAAATCCAATTTTCATTAAGCCAAACAATATTTGAATCTCTTTTCTTTTTTAAATCTTTGACTTGTTGTCGGCTAAGTTTTCCAGGATCTCCATAGCCACCAGTAATGGCCATTTGTTCTTTGATTTGTAAACCATATTTAACAATATCATCACAAATATGTGTGGGAACTGCTTTTTCAAAATACCAAAAATAATTTTGTAGGTTCATTATCTTTCTTTTACTTGTTTTATACCATTTTGTCCTACAAAGGTCAATTTGATATAGATCAAATTATAACGTAAATGTCCCTGAAGCTGTAAATTTAACAACCGTACAACTTCCCGTTGTTGAAGTACATGTTGCAGGACCAGGTACACAAAAAGCACCTGATTTACTTGCAGTAGGAAATCTTAAAATAACAACGCCTGATCCGCCAGCTCCGCTGGCACTTGTACCGCAGTTACCACTACTTCCACCTCCGCCACCACCAAGGTTTGCAGTTCCAGCAACGGCTGCTCCTCCTGGATCCCAGGCAGCTCCACCTTTTCCTCCGCCTCCAGCTCCACCGGCTCCATCAGGTCCTGAGTAGCAAGCATGATTTCCTCGACCACCACCGCCACCTCCGTAGGTTACATCTGATGCTGTTATTGTATTTGGTTTTCCGGCACCACCAGCACCACCTGTGGCTCCCGATCCTGCAGCTCCTGCGGCATTTGCTCCGCCGCCACCGCCGCCACCTCGATCACTTGCTCCACTACCAGCTCCATTTCCACCTGCTGTACCTTGAGCAGGACTTAAAGGAGGTGTATTTCCAGCTCCACCCGAACCGCCGGCACCACCAGCTGATCCTCCACCAGATCCTCCGGCAACTCCTCCTTGTGGACCTGAAACACATCCACCGCCACCTCCGCCACCAGCTACGGTCACTGCGAGAGGTGTACATGCAAAAGCAACAGTATTACTTCCACTAGCTCCAGAGTTGTAGTTAGGTTCAGTTCGACCTGCTCCTCCAGCTCCAACAGTTATTGTATATGAAGTTTGTGTGCAAAGAGTTACTTTATTAACACAACCACAACCAAATGAAGTTCGATAACCACCGGCTCCACCGCCGCCTCCGCCATCTTTTCCAGCTCCACCTCCACCGCCGCCACCACCAGCGACTGTTAAAAATTCAACGTCTGCTAAAGTTGTTCCATCAGGCCAAGAGCCTGCTTTTTTTGCTTGAAATTGTTCTTTGAGAGACCACACACCTGAGGCTTTATTTAATTCTTTTATTACTCCTACTCCTGATCCTCCAGCTCCACCGTGAGGTCCGCCTGGAGGAGAACCTCCACCGCCTCCACCACCAGTATTAGTTTGTCCACTACATCCTGATGTAGGATGGCATGCGCCACCTGGACTTGGTTGAGGAGATCCTGGTCCAACACCTCCGGCTCCACCTCCACCTGTTCCACCAGCCGCTGCAGCTTTACCAGGATTGTGTCCAGCTCCACCGCCTCCACCACCAGCAAAAATTCCGCAAGCCGTATTTCCTTTTCCAGATACATTACAAGCATAAAAAGGTTGAGGAGCACTTCCATAATAAGGAGTTAAATCTCTTCCAGCTCCACCAGCTCCACCTGTTTGACATGAAGCACACGCATCTCCACCTGCAGCTCCAGCTCCACCACCGCCACCGCCAAGTTCACCTGGCGGACCAACTACTCCGGTTCCACCATCATTTCCTTGAGAAGGAGTTTTAGGAGGAGTATTTCCAGAACCACCACATCCAGGAGGACCTTTCGGACCACCCCCACCTGAACCACCAGCACCTGCTGAATTATCTCCAGACGCACAGTAAGCTGCTTTACCTCCGCCATGTACTGTTTCACAAAATACTACACTATTACTTCCTGATGTCGTAGTGACTGAAGGAGTGTGAGATCCTCCTACACCGCCTGCTCCGATAGTAAATGGATATGCTGTGTTTCCACAAACACTTTGACTTTCTAGTGTATACACTCCACCAGCACCGCCGCCACCACCACCATCTCTACATCCGCCGCCACCACCTGCAATAATAGAGACAGTGACTGCTCTTGTACCAGGTTGTGTTGTATGGTTTCCTGTAGAAGTTACAGCAGTTATTTTATTTTTTCCAAAAGATGATTTATTTGCTTTTCCAATGATACCGCCTTGAGGCATGTTTAACTCCTATAGGGTTACCCATTCCTCGTTATCGGCATCCCATCTATGGTTTGAATTATCTGATGTTTTAGTTGCTATCCACCTTGTATTATCTTCGTCCCAACTGATTCGGTATGCACCTTGATCTCCTGATGGATAAGTTACGGGCGCTTGCCAATCATCACTACCATCTAAAGACCATGAATCATAAGGTTGTGGCTGAAGAAATTTATTTTTACTGGAATCGTAAACATAGCCTATACCTGCATATTGCTTTCTAAAATTATGATTATAAGAAGTTTGTTTCCAAGTTCCACCACCCACTAAATTAGACACAAACGTTTCAGCGTTTGCATGTTGGTCTCCACCATTAGCATTAACATCATCATTACTGATAACAATAACTCTTTTAACAACCTTATGTGTATCACTCGTAAACCCTGTTGGGTCTGTTTTTTCTTCTAATTCTGCAAAATGTGCCATATTTTTAATTATATCCTTATTTCTTATATCAAATTTTTTTAATTACTCCAAGTCCCTGCTTTAACATTATCATAGACTTCATCTAAAGTCCAAACACCAGAGGCAATTTTAAGTGCAGCCTCTTTTATTATTACTATTCCCGATCCACCAGCACCACCATTACCTTGGCCGCCACCACCGCCTGCTCCTCGGTTAGTTGTTCCAGCAGTTCCATTTCCACTTTGAGCTCCATTACCTCCAATACAAGATCCTCCAGTTCCGCCACCACTAGGGAAACAAGGTCCAGAAGGACCACCACCTCCGCCAGCTGCGTAAGTTACACAAGATCCTGAAATATCACTTGCTGCTCCAGCTCCACCATTTCCACCAGTTCTATTGCTATCTGCTCCAGCATCTGCGCCAACAGCGCCTTTACCTCCGCCGCCACCTCCGGCATTCCAATTAGGTCCAGCAGATCCTGCTCCTCCATTACTTCCTTGTCCACAAGTACCACAGCCTCCAGGTCTTGCAGGAACGTCTGCTCCTCCACCTCCTGAACCACCATCTTGTCCTGTACCTCTAGGATCTGGTTGAGGTCCTCCGCCACCTCCTCCGCCACCACCAGTAGAAGTTACAGTGGCCAAACCAGCAACGACTGAGTTAGAACCATTATTACCTGTTTGTGAACCTACAGGGGAAGGATTTGCTGCTCCGGCTGCACCTACAGTTACAGGATAGGGGGAATTTCCACTAACAGGTATGCATGAAGTTTGCATTCCACCCGCACCGCCACCAGCACCTCGACATCCTCCTCCGCCACCACCACCGGCTACAATAAGAGCTTGAATATTTGTTGTTGCAGGTTGCGAAGTAAATGTCCCTGTTGAAGTAAATGATGTAGTCGCAGCAGCCTGCTCACTATACACATTAAGAGGTCCTATAATTCCGCCGTTAGCTCCAGCCATATTACATTACCTCCTACGCGTCGTCTAATAATTCGTACGATACAAAATAAGTTAAATCGTTAGCAGCGCTTGCTGTAAAGTATAACAAATCTGTCTCATCTAAATAAATTGGATTTTCTAAAAAACTTAAAGTTGCATCTGCAGGAACTGAAATCGTTTTTGCAATTCCAACGAAATTAGATCCATTATCTATGCTAACTTCAATTGTTATAGTAGCAGCATTTGTGCCATCAACATTAGCAACAAGTATTGTATTTATTTTTGCTACTTTATCTGCTGGTACATCAAGGGCTTCTGTTCTAGATGTGCCATCTAATAGAGCAGTTGCATTTGCTGCGTTAATTGTTGCTACGTTTACTATATTTGGTGTTGCCATATTCTCTCCTTTTTACCCAAAAACAATCGCCATTGCAATAGCTTTTCCTACTGTTGCTGCGCTTGAATTTGCGTCTATATACGTTACTATTCTTGAAGCGGCAACTTTT